TGCAGCCTTCCACTTTGCTTGATTGACTGCATAGGTCTTACACTCATAGATGTATGACTTAGTAACTCTTGACCTTTTCTTAGGTTCTATAGTTTGTCTTTTTGGTTTTACCTCAATCACATAGGTTTTAATTTGTCCTGTACTTTCCTGCACTTTGATAATAAAGTCTGGAAAGTAACGATGGACTCTTTTATCTATTGGTGAGATGTATGGTATGTAAAATTCTTCACTACCCCACTCAAGAATGTTCTCATTTAAATCACAGTAGTGACAAAACTTTCTCTCCCAACTACTACGACATATAATATTGTTAGGATTTCCTTTATATTTCTTAGGAAATGATGGTTTGTATTTACTCTTGATACTTTCTGCCATACATAATATATAAGGTTAAAATATTTATAAATGCCTAGCATAAAGTCAGTCTCAGACATAACATCAACATTATTAAGACCTTCTCTTACCTCACATTTTTATGTTGAGATTCCAGTGCCTGGTGCTAATGGATCAACAGAGGTATTCAAACAAAAATTACAGGAGAATGGAGTTTCTTGGCCAACAAGGGATCAAGACACTATGAATCTTCTGTGTTCTGAGGCAGTTCTTCCTGGTTCAAGTCTTGCAACCTTTGAAGTTAATAATGATAGGACTGGTGTTACTGAAAGACATGTCCACCGTAGAATGTTTGATGACAGAATTGACTTAACTTTTTATGTTGATGTCGGAAATTATCTTCCAATTAAATTTTTTGAAACCTGGATGGATTTTATCACTAGTGGAGCAACTACAACTAATTTTGTTGAGGCGAGTAGGAATGAGTTGATGAATAACAATTATTTTTATAGAATGAATTATCCAGATGATTATACTGCTGATCAGGGATTGAAAGTTATTAAATTTGAAAGAGATACTTATAAAAGTTCAAGTCGAGGTGGATATAATAGAGCAACAGGAAGTGTTCTAGAGTATAATTTTGTAAGAGCATTTCCACTTTCTATTGCATCGATGCCAGTTTCATATGAGGCATCGAGTCTTTTAAAATGTACGGTGTCTATGAGTTACATTAGATATGTTGTTACTATGAAGAAAGCATCAGAGAGTTTACCAGCATCTACAAATCCAATTCAAAGGTTAGACACACAAATCAAATCTTTATCTCAAAATTTCCTTGATAATACTTTGCAAAACTTAAATTTTTTCTCCTCAACTTCAGCATAAATATTTGCACTGAAATAAAACTATAAGACATCATGCCATTACCAAAGATTGCTACACCAACTTATGAACTTGAATTGCCATCAACAGGAGAGACAGTTAAATATAGACCTTTTCTTGTAAAGGAGGAGAAGGTTCTTGTACTTGCACTGGAAAGTGAAGATACAAAACAGATCACGAATGCAATTAAAGCGGTTATTAAAAATTGCATCCAGTCGAAAGGTATTAAAGTAGAAGCACTACCTACTTTTGATATTGAATATTTGTTTCTTAACATCAGAGGAAAATCTGTTGGTGAAAATATTGAAGTAAATATTATTTGCCCTGATGATGAAGAAACTCAGGTAGAAGTTAAGATTGATATTGATGAAATTAAAGTACAAAAGGATGACAATCACAACAACCAAATAAAAATTGATGATGATATTATGATGGTGATGAAGTATCCATCACTAGATCAATTCATTAAGAGTAATTTTAATCTTAATGATAAAAATGCAATGGATCAATCATTTGAATTGATTGCATCTTGTATTGATTCAATTTGTAGTGGAGAGGAAGTATGGGCAATTGCAGATTGTTCTAAAAAAGAAGTGAATGAATTTCTTGAGTCGATGAATTCTTCCCAGTTCAAGGGTATTGAAACATTCTTTGAGACTATGCCGAAGTTGTCGCATAAAATTAAAGTGACAAATCCAAATACAAAAGTTGAAAGTGAAGTTGTATTGGAAGGACTAGCAAGTTTTTTCGCATAAGCCTCACTCATATGAGTGTGGAGGCTTATTATACTCTTAATTTTTCCTTGATGCAGTATCATAAATACTCATTAACTGAGATCGAAAATATGATTCCCTGGGAAAGGGATGTTTATGTAGCATTACTTCAAAATCATCTTGAAGAAGAGAAATTAAAACAACAACAATCGAATGGCACCTAGGACTACTACAGATCCATTAGAAATACTCTTAGAGATGGGCATAGACCTAGACAATCTCTCTGATGAAGAGGATTATCTTAGTGCCTTGATGGAAGCAACAAATGCATTGACAATAAAGAGTGCATCAGATCCACGTATTCGTATTCTTCAAAAAGAAATATTAAAAGTAAGAAAGAAAAGAAAGGCAGCAGACCCAACATTTAAATCAAGAAAGACAAAAATATCAGCAAACTCATTTAAAAAGAAAACATCTTCTGTTAAGGCACTTCCCGGAACCAGTAAAGGTGGAGCACTTGCTGTAAAAAAAACTAAAATAAGTGCTGAGAATATAAAATCTAATGAAGATAAAAATATTTTAGAATCGATTCTTAAATCGGTCACTAATATTAGTGACATGTTGAGGGAGCAATATAAGTTAGAAGAAAAGAATGCTGAAAAAGATAGAAAATCTACAGAGAAAACTAAAAGAAAACTACAAGAGAGTGGATTAGAAAAAGCATTTAAAGGATTAGCAAAGACAACTCAAAAAGTAATCGCACCAATCAAAAGTCTTCTTGATAAAATATTTGGATTCATTACTGCTGTTCTTCTTGCAAGATTTTTAAATAAATTTATTGATTGGTTCTCTGATCCAGATAATAGAAGTAAAATTAAATCTATTATTAGATTTTTGGGAGATAATTGGCCAAAATTATTATCTGCTTATATTATATTTGGCACTGGACTTGGAAAGTTTTCTAGATTTATTGTAAAACTTTTGGCAAGGGGTGCTGTAAGATTAGCAGCAGCAACAGCAGGATTACTTGCCAGATTATTTGGTTCTCGGGCTTTAGGAAAGTTTTCTAGATTTTTTGGTAAGAGAGGGAAACTTATTTCTGGTGGTATCGAGGCAGTTACTACTGTCATTGCATTTAAAGCACTAGAAGATTCCTTTACGAAGGGGTTAGGTCCGGACGAGAGTGCAGGCATTGATAAAGATATTCCTACAAAAGGATATCGGGGCGGTGGATTAGTACAACCAATATTTAAATTTAATGGTGGTGGTGGAGTTAATCTTAATTTACTTGCGCCAACAAATAATATTCTTGGTTATGAGGGTGGATCATATGTTGAAAATCCTGGTGAAGTAAGTGGACCAGGTGGTATTGATAAAGTTCCTGCGATGCTCACTGATGGTGAGTTTGTCATGTCTCGTGGTGCTGTACAGAAGTATGGTGTCAGTCAACTGGAAGCAATGAACGCTTCTGGTGGCGGAACAAATGTACCTAAGATCATGAATGGCACAGTCTTTGCCAAAAATGGTGGGTATATGGGTGATAGAGAAAGAGCACCTGATAGAAATTTAAAACCAAATCTTCCAGAAATACTTGCCGGGTTTGAAGGAAGATCATCCAAATCTGATGTTTATTTGGTTAGAGCTATTAACGAACTTGTTAAAGTAATTAAATTAACATTAGATCGAGATCGCGATAATAATTCTAATTCTAATAATAAATCAAATAATTCACCATCAGTAATTGATCGTATTATGTCCACAGGAGATGCTGTGGCTAAAAAAGGTTCTGAATTAGTTGAAGCAGCGCGTCCAATGATTGAAGCAGCGCGTCCAATGATTAAAGCAGCACCATCGACGATAGATTATGGGTCTTTATATTTAAAATCTCAATTTGGTGGATCTGGTGGAGCAATTACTGAGGCAGATTTGAGTAAACAAACAAAAGATGAGTATGCTAGAGCATATGAAGTTGCAAAATCAAAAATGGAGAAAAGAAAAGCAGGTGTTGAAAGTGTAATCCGTCAGCAACAAAATATATTGAATACCCCAGGTATTACAAAAGAACAGGAGAGAAATGCTAAGAACACGTTAAGAATCAGTAGGAGTAGACTTGACAAGTATAATGCTGGACAAGTTGATGTTCAATATGCAGACTTTCAAGTTGATGGTAAGTTGAGTCCAACTGCTGCAGCAGCACAAAAAACCATGGGTGCTGTTTGGGCTTCTGATACTGGAGATGGTGGATTCAAGATTGAAAAGGAACCATATGACTTCCCGATCGTAAAAGATCCTATTAGTTTGATGAACTGGAAGAAACTTTCAGAAGAGGAAAAACATGCTTGGTTGGATAAGCAGGATCCAAACCTATCTGTTAGAAAGAAACTTGATCCACGTCCTCCATATAAGGGTAGTCTTGGTGCCTGGGGTAAGCAAGATATTGCAGAAGCAATGTATAGTTTGAATCCTGCAGCTGCTCCAATGATAACTGATGTTAAAATTGGAGGTAATATGCGTCCAGAGGCAATTTTGGATAGCATATTAAATGCGGCAGAAAGTATTCCTATTATTGGACAGGCATCTTCTTTTTCTAGAGGTCTTGCCATGAATTTGATGTTTGGAAAAACAAGAAATGTGATTAAGGGTCCAATAGAAGGTGCTTCAAGTGATAGTTTTTTCAGAAAACTTTTTCCAAAAAATACTAAAAAAAATACTGAGGATAAGAAACTCACTCCAGCACAACTCCTGAATGCTCAAGCATATGCAAAATCAAAAGGTAAATATTTTTCTAGCACAGATGGGAAGACCTATGAGAGTTATCAAGCTGCCGTAGATGCTAAGAAAGCAAAACTATCTTCTAATAAACCAAACGTATCTATTCCAGCACCACCACCAAGACCAGCACCAAAAGTTGTGGTTGCAAATACTGGATCTGGAAGAGATGGTTCATTTGGTGCAGGAACATCTGGTAAGGGTAGACCAAGTGATGATGTTAATGCTGTCAACCCTGGCAATGGTAGTCAAGCAAAGTTTAGGATCTTAGGTATTCCAATACCTTTCACATAAAGGGATAAGATATGTTAGCACTAACGGGAGCAAAAAAGAGTAGCAGTCTTGCAGTAAGACCAAAGACATCTATGATTCCTGCTGCTAAAATTTCTAATTCTAAGAAAACAGTAGGATCAAAAAGTAATTATCTTCAACTTATCAGTGTAAAAGTTCTAGAAATAGAATCTATGATTACAACGAAGTTGATTCGTGAGAAAACAAAGACTATAAAAGATAGAAAAAAAGCACAGAAAGAAGATAGAAACGAACAGGAAAAAGATCTTGAAAAAGGAAAGGATCCTGGAAAGAAAAATATAAAGATACCAAAGGTTCCTAAACTTGGAATGTTTGGATGGTTGAAGAGATTTATTGGTAGTGTTATTCTTGCATTTTTTGCAAATAAAATGCTAAACCATCTGCCAAAGTTGGTTGGACTTGTAAAGGGAATTCAAAGTGTAATTGAATTTGTATCTGATATTGGAATTAAACTTGTTGATGGACTTGCTACTTTTGTTGATTGGGGATATAAAGCTTATGATGCAACACAAGGATTTCTAAAAAACTTTGGAGTCAAGCAAGAACAATTTGATCAGTTTTCTGGTGCTCTCTCCGGATTAATTGATGCATTAATTATTGGGTCAGTTATTCTTGCAGCAAGAGGAGAGGATGGGTTTGGTCCTGGTGGACTTGATAAAGCAAGAAGACCTGGTGGACGTAAACCAGGTGTAACAACAGGTCGTGGTGGACAAAGACCTAGATTTAGACTTCCTGGTACTCGTCCAAGAGTAACTCAGGGTGGTGGTCGTCGTCTTCCTGGAGCACCAGTCACTCAAGGTCGTGGTGGACAACAATCAAGACCAAGACTTCCTGGAACTAGACCACCAGTGACTGGTGGAGGTCCTAAAGGTGGGTTTAGACTTCCAAGAATAAGGACTCCTAGAGCACTAAAAGGTTCTGGTCTCATAGGATTATTATTGCTTATTCCAACTCTGCTTGAAGCTGGTGGACTAATATCTGAAGGGTACTGGAAAACTGGATTGAACGTCATAGTTTCCACTCTTGCTGGTATTGCTGCAGCATCAGTCGCAACTGGAACTGCGGTAGTAGGAGGACTTGCTGCTGGTCTGACTGGAATTGGAATTCCTGCTGGGGTTGCTGCAGTTCTTTCTTCTCTTGTTATTGGTGGAGTTGCTGGATGGGCTGCATACGAAGCATCATATAATGGACTAAAGGCACTTGGATTGCGTGATGATGATCCTGAACTTAAAAAACAGGGTTATCAAGAGGGTGGTAGAGTTAGGAAGAAACCATCAAGAAAACTTAAAAAGAAAAAGAGAACACTAAATGTAAATCGTCTAAGAAAACCCGTTTATAGACCCATACCATCTGCTCCACAAGGAGATGTTCAAAATAAAGATGGAACATCCAATAGAGCATGGTGGGATTTCCTTGGATGGGCAGGTACTTCAGATGGAAATGTTGATCTATCTAAATCTGGAGCAAAACTTGGAACGAGAGTTTCTGAAGTAGGTAATACCTTAGGTAAGAATGATTATTTTGGACCTTTACTTTCTCTTACATCAAAAATAATTTTAAATAAAGATATTAACAATCAAGATTATGATAATATTGGATTGGGTATCAATAGACTAATCAACGAGGGAATTCTTGAAAAAAGAATTTCTAAGGGCATTCATGGATATGCTGAGGGTGGTGGGGTTGCTAATACATTAGCAACAGGTATTGATGCTAGTAGTTGGGTAACTGATACATTTAAAAAAGAATTATCTTCTGATATTAGAAAGAAATATGAGAAGATAGGAGTTGCTGGATCTACTTCTGGAACAACAGGACCACAAGGTGAGGGAGAATATGATTCTCCAACCGGTGCCTTTATGGGTGCCACTTCTGCAAAATTTGGAACACTAGAACAAAAGAAAATGCTTGATGCTATTTCTTTTGCGGAGGGAACAACTGGTAGTTACGGCACACTCTACGGTGGAAAAGTAATACCAGAACTTGCTGCCGGTAAAATGACTATTGCAGATGTTTTAAAAATGCAGAAGTCTAAAATGTATAATGGTAAAAGTGTTTATGGAAGTGGATATAATTCTAATGCGACTGGTAGATATCAGTTTATGTCATATACTTTAGAGGAAGAAATTAGAAAACAGGGTGTCTCTCCTAATGAATTATTTACTCCAGAGATGCAAGATAGATTAATCTTAGGAAGAATCTCAAGTCTCAGGGGAGTGACTCCAGAACTATTGGCAGCAGAGGGGATGAGTGATAAAGTTATTGACATGCTTGCACCCGAGTTTGCTTCTTTTCCAAATCTTATGGGTGATGTGCGATATGGATATGGAACAAGTTACTATGGACAGGGTGGTAAGTCAGCAGCTGAAATAAAGAAGGCTTATGGAGATTCAACTGGAGAAACATCTGCAATTAAAATAGGAGATCCTACTCCAGTTCCAGTTTCAGGATCACTTGGAAAAGGATATGGAAGTGAAGGGCAAAAAATTGCTAGTGATCTTGGACACTTTATGAAAGCAAATAGATCTAAGATTGGAATAACTGGATCTATACATCAACAGTTGCCTGATCATGGTCCAAAGTTTATTAGAAATTATAATTCTTTGCATAACTCAAATAGGGCACTTGATATTGGTGGATGGGGTCCTGCTCATAAAAGTTCTGGTGGAAGGGACGAGCAAGCCCCAGTAATTGCTGCTTTAATTGAATGGAATAAAAAAAATGGATATGATCCAGTCCAATTAATTCATGGATCTCCAGCATATAAGGGGTATGGAGAATATGAGTCTTCATCAACTGCCCTTCATTCAAACCATGTTCATGTGGGGTATGAAAAGGGTGGAATGACTTTTGATGGTCCACATATGGCCATGATTGGAGAGAAAGGAAAGGAAATTGTTATTGATAATGATAGTAGTGTTGCTAAAATAACCCCAATGCTTCTTGCAATTAATGCCGCAAAAGGTGAAAGGGAAGTTATGAAAGCAATTTCAGACTATGCTCCATATGAACTAGGAGCACAACAAACAATACTGGTAAACAATAACAATCAGGCACAACCTATGGATGATTATGGCACACAAGACCAAGGACTTGCATTAATGATGGCAAACTCTTATGACAATTCATTTGAATTCCTAGATTATCAAGGTTAAATAGTAATAAGAGGTAATGTAAAATGTCAGTACAAGCAGCAACAAAAAGCACAGACCCAGGTATTGTAGAACAGATAGAAATATTTTCTAATAAAAACGAAGGAAAATCTATAGATCTTACTGGTGGGTTTTCTTCACTAACATATACTGAAAGTATTATGAGTGATACTATAAAGGTTAATTATACTTTTATTGATACTGGCAAAGGATCTGAAGGAAAAACTGTTACAGAATCTCTCCCTTTAGTTGGTCAAGAAAGAGTCATATTAAAATTTACTGATAATAATGAGAACACGATAGGTGGAAAAAAGAAACTAACTTTATATGTAAATAAAATAACACCAGTTTCAGATAGTACTACAGAATCTATATTAAGTTTAGAATTAGTTTCGAAAGAATATATTATGAATGAGAAAAAAAGAGTTACAAAAAGAATGGATGGAAAATTATCAGATCATGTAAGAAACATTTTAACAAATCAAGATTATTTAAATACAGAAAAAACTGTAGATATTGAAGATACTATTAATAATTATAATTTTTTTGGTAATAATAAGAAACCATTCTATACTATAAATTGGTTAGCAAAGAAAAGTGTGTCTGCTAAGAGTCAATCTCTAGGAAAAAATGCAGGATATTTTTTCTATGAAACTTATGAAGGTTTCTTTTTCAAATCAATTGATGGACTTCTGGAACAAAAACCAAAGGCAAAAACAATTTTCAATAACACTGTTGATTTTAGAGGAGAAAATATACCAGAAGGAAAAGATTTTAAAACTTTAAAGTTTCAAAAAAATAATAATGTAAATGTGCAGGAAAAATTAAAGATGGGTGCATTCTCTAACAGAACTGTTGTCTTTGATCCATTTACCTGCTATTATGAAGTGATTACTCCTAATGTAGTTAACAATGCAGAATCTTCAAAACTTGCTGGTAAGGAATTATACCTCAATGAGTGTAGGAACAAAGAGTTTGATTCCAATAAACCCAATGAGGAATTTTCAAGAACAACTTATTATCTTTTAGATAAAGGAACCGCACCTACAGGAGACAGTAAGCAACAAATAGAAAAATCGGAGGAAGAAAACTTTGATTATAAAAAAATTCTAAATCAATCTCTTATGAGATATAATCAGTTTTTCTCATCAACTGCTGGCATCACAATTCCAGGAAATTTTTCATTACATGCAGGAGATATGATTCATATAGATCTCCCAGGACTGGAGAATAAAGATAATCCTGAAGTTGATAAGAAAGATGGTGGACTATATATTATAACAGATATTTGTCACACAATAACACCCGATAAAACTCTTACTAGATGTAATTTGGCAAGAGATTCATACGGAAGAAAACCAATAGAAAGGTAAATTAAAAATGGAAAGTGTAGAAAAGCATATTGAAGTAGATAAAAAGATCCTTGACGATCCAACTACTTCACCCCAACAACGTCGTCACATTGAAGGTGAATTGATTGAACTCAATGTATATGTTGAGAATCATAAGAAAGATATTGAAGCAGGAGATCATCATGACCCCACGCCATTAGAACTATTCTGTGAAATGGAACCAGATGCTGATGAATGTAGGGTATACGAGGACTGATGGAAGGAGGATCTCTATTTAATCCTGGATTTCTTGGATCAAACTTTCTATGGTGGGTCGGGCAAATTGCTGACGACTCTACCTGGAGAGATAATATTAATGCAGGAAAATATCCAGATAAAAATAGTGTTCCTGGATGGGGTAGAAGATACAAAGTAAGGATTATTGGTCTTCATGATCAGGGACAAGAAACAATCCCCGACGATCAATTACCTTGGGCTCAAATCATGTATCCTGTTACGGCAGG